CGATGCAAGCACTAATTCAGCGAACACGATTAACGAGGAAAAAAAAACATTTGCCGATTTGATAATTAAACCAGTTAAGGCGGCAGGTTTTTATACGCTGAATAGAGTTTTAAAAAACAACCCAAATGTGGCCAGTACTTCTGATTTTTGCAATGCACTTTATGAAAATTGGGGGGGGTGGACGGTAAAGATTTCAAAAAAATGTAACGAATCAATAATTGACTACTCAAGCGTTCGGATAGCGCAAGATGGAACTATGTTGAAAGAAAAAGCAAAAAACGCAAGCGGTATAACATATGAGAAATTTGGCCATTTTTCAGATACAAAAAGATATTTAATTTATTCGCAGATAAAAGATGAATACAACTCTTGGCGAAACCGATTTAATGGCGATAATTTCTTGAGTAAGGACGAATTGAATATTTTCACTAACTTTGCCCAAAATTCATACTAAAAAATGGCGTACGTAAAGCGAGAAGATATAAATTTATACTGGGATAAATCTTTGGCAGACGATGCTTTGAATTTAAGCAACGACCCAACGCCTCAGCAAATACTAGAGGCAGATTTTTTGATTGAAAAATTATCTTTGTCAAAAGAAATTGAGATAAGCGGATGGATAAAGACACGCTTTAAAATTAAAGAAGAATTTGAAAAACTAGGCGACGACAGAAACCCTTTGATGTTGGAAAATTTAGTCAAACTTTTGATTTTGGAATTGGAAACAAGAAAGTCAATGGGTATGCCGTCCGAATACAGAACAGAAAAAAGAAAGGAGATTTTCGCATCAATGTCTCGATTTATGAAAGGGTTTGAAAATCCTGAAATTGAAGAAGTTCAAGAAATGCAAAATTTAGAATATCAGGTTTACCCTACAAAATTTGTCGATTTCGCAAATAAAAGCAACTATTAATGAGTGTTTTAAGTGATATTTTTGGTATTTTTCAGCGCAAAGAAAGGCGAAAAATAGCACCTATAGAAGAAGTTCAAAGAAAAATAAGTTATCAAGATAAATTTATCGTAACAGCACCTACCGCTCAACTTTATAGCAGAAACCAATTGAAAGATGCGATAAATTCAGCGAGGAGGCACTCGGATTTTTTGCCGTACCTAGAAATAGCCGAACAAGCACTATTGGACGACCATGTTTCAGCGATTTACAAGACTATTTTAAATAGTTTAAATTCAAGAAAAATAATTGTTTTAGATAGTAAGGGCAAAAAAAACGATACTCTTTCAGATAAATTCTCGAAAGAATGGGTTTTTAAATTGCAAGAATTTTACTTAAAATCAAGGATTTTAGGCTTTGGCTGCCTTGAATTAGGCAATTGGGTAGATTCTGATAATAGTTTTTCGTTTATAACAGATGTTAGCCGTTTTCTTTTGCGACCCGAAAGCAGATGTATAGTGCGAGAACCTAGAGATAACACACCGATAATTGATTTGTCGGACGAGGAAAATAATCAAAACTTTTTCTATGTTTTCCATGGACAAACTGGAGAGATAACCCCTGCCTTAGCCCCTTTTATTTCAAAGAATACCGCCGAAAGAGCAATGGACTTGTTTAACGCCAAGCAATCAGGTGCTTTTATTATTTACAAGCATGATGGCGACGTGAAAGATGTTGAGTACAAGAAAAACATACAAAATACGCTTACCAACTTAATTTCAAGCGGCTCAACCCTTATACCTTCAGGGGAAGAAATAACGATTTTAGCCACCCCTGCCGATTCGGTGAATGCAAATATTGCTTCAGTTGAAAAATTCGAAAAAAGTATATCAAAAGCATTGCTCGGGCAAACCATGCTATTTGACAATGGCTCAAGTCGAAGTCAAGCCGAAGTCCACCAAAACCAAGCCGATTTATTTTTAAATTCTTACATTCAGGGTTTTGAAAATTTTTTGAATGGTAAAATAAAAAAAAGATTTTCATTTTGCGGATTAGAAGTTACGAATTATAATTTTAAAATAGATAATTTGCCAATTTCTGTCGAGGAAAAAATAAAAACATACGACCTGCTTTTGAAATATTACGACATTTCAGAAGAGGTAGTTGAGAAAAATTTCAATATCGAAGTAGAAAATAAAAGCTTTAGAAATAATGAGTTTTGAAGAAAAAAATCAAGAATATTTAACGGCCGTTCAAGCTGATGATTTCTTGAAAGATAAACTAACAAGCCAAAGCTCGGCAAGTGTTTTTAGAAATTTAGGTGCTATTTTCTCAAAAATAGCGTCCGATTTTGACGATTCATTTTTTGAAAAAATAAATCTTGCGACAGATATTGTGCAAAATTTAAGGCCATGGAGTGTTGCTTATTACAAAAAAAAAGCATTAGAATTTCAGTTTGGTGACCAATTGGTGGAGCCAACGAAAGATAACAGTTATCAGCAATATTACGATGTTATAGACGAGCAAAAGAAGATAATCAAATTTTTTGCTTTAGAAGAACAGCTTGGGCAAGTGTTTTTAAAATTAGGCAAGGAAACAGAAGGACTTCCCACGGCTTTAAATGAAACTGAACTAACCGCTGTTCGTTCTTATTTTGACGAAATTGTGGAGCTGCCAAACTTCTTACGCAAACCAATAACTGGAGAAAGTAACATAACTTCTACAGACGGAGATATTGCTACAATTGGTTTCAGAGCTTTTTTAGACCCAAAAAAATATATCGTAAATTCTTTGGACACTTCAAAGAATGGAACAAACATTTTAACTGGGATTAAAGATTTGGAAGTTGCAATTAAAAATAATATCATTAAAAAGTTGAAATTTGGGGGCGAACTTTTTATCGCCGAAATTGAATCTGAAATTTTTAAAATTGCAGGGGTTACAAATTTTGTTGTTACAGCGGCGGAGGGCAAAAAATTTGATGGTACTTTGGCGGTAAATATTTTAACGAAAGCAAATAAAAGTTACAAGCCAGTATCAGCATTTTTTGCTACAGTAAATTTCGGAACTTTAGAGTATTTAAAATCGTAAAATGGCAGAATTTTTAAACCCAAAAGAAGAGGGCGTAAAATTAATACCTAAAGTTTGGTCAAACCAACCAGGATGGCTCGCTTATGTTCGGTTAATTTGCTTCTTGCTTGAATCGATAAATACGAATCATTACGAAAATTTAGAAAGAGCCTTACTTATCCAATTGCCGCTGCCAAGTAAGCCTGCATTGCAAGCTTTTTTGAATGATATTTACGACCCTGGACAGAAAGGCATACAAGTTGATTGGGAATTAGAAATTTTATCAAACTCAATTGTTAAAGCAAATATTTTAGTATATTTGCCACCAGTAATATTGGGTAATTCTTTTTTCCCATCTGATATAAACTACATTCAAGTTTTGTTAAAAAATTTAACAAGATTAGGACTTGGAGAGACAGGAGCTGTTATTTTTACAGGATTTTCCTTGTTTTTTAACGATGGGGTTCAAGATTTTACTTTTTATTTTATAGATAAAAACAGCCAAAATATTACTTTTTATTTTAACGAAATTTTAAACACAAGGAAAATATGAGCGGTTCAATACCAACGCCTTCAAGTGCACGGCTTCCTGATTCGCCGACTGGCTACCAATATTTAGTTGAAAAAATGCGGATAGCTGCCGAATGGAGACCGTCCGATTATATACCGGTTTACAAGCAGGGAGATGTTGTTTTTTACGAAAACAATATGTACATAAAAAAAACCAGGAACAATAATAAACCAATTTCACTTCCGCCAAATTTGAATACTAATGATTGGATTTCGTTGGAAAATTATATTAAAAATATTTCAATTGGTGATAGTTGGATTTCTAGGAAGTTTTATTTCTCACAAAAATGGAAAGGGGGCCTGCAAATTAAAAGCAAGCCTGACCTTTTAAATTTTGAATTGAATATATCCGGTACGGACACAAACCCTAATTTTTTTGAATTTGTTTTGTCAAAAAACGGCTTGTCAGTAAATATAAAAGATTATATTGTAAATTTAACTCCAATAGTTTATAATATCCCTAGTTCGTTTGGCCAAACAGCTTCTTATTATCGCCAAACAGATTTAACGAATAAAAACTTAGTGTTTAACGCAAATATTTTTTTTGAGTTCGACAGTTCAAATTCTGTTACTTATAAGACCGCTATTGTGCCTTTCGATTTTGACATTACAGTATATTTCTCAAAAAATCTTTAAATCATGAAAATAATTAAAAAAGGAAATAAAATACTCGTCCAAAAAGCAAACGGAGAAGCTTTGGATTCTTTAGATATTTCAGAAAATATTCGTCCAAACAAAACCGAGAGATATGTCGAGTTTTCTGAAAGCGATTTTAGGCTGTATTTTGACACATTGACTTCTGTTGAAGACGAAAATGGATTGGTAAAGTTTAAGTCGGATTTTTCGGATTTTTCGGATTTTTACAAATATTTTCAGGAAAACATTTTTTTTTTAACTACTAGCGGCGGTGCGAATGGTCAAGAATTTACCGGAATTATAGAAGCAAACATGGAGCAGGCTTTTAACATTTGCGATATTTACCCGAATAAGTCGATTTATGAATTGTCTGCAAAAATAACAAGCTCAAATTTAACCAATACGGCGACTATTTTTTACAACCAAAAACAGAGCGAAAACAACGGTTTTCTTTCTTTGCTGAGTTATTTTATAGATGACACGCAAAATAAACCGCTTTTGTTTTTTCCTCAAAATTGTGTAAATTCGCAAAACAAACTGCAAATTGTCATAAAAAACAATATAAACGAGCTTGTTAATTTTCAAATAGTAACTAAATAAAAACAAATATATCATGGAATTTTTAAACAATGTAAAAATCGACCTTTCAACCACAGTTGGTGTAAAGAATCCAACTCCAAACAACAACAGTATCTTGACGAAAGAACAGATAGATGCTGCAATTGTTGCGAACAGCCCCACAACCGTATCGTACGAAATAAAGGATGGTATTTACGATTCTGGGTCAGGCATTGCCGCAACAATTAACGGAGAAACAGATTTTACCGTGGGTTATGGAGTTATGGCGTTTGATTCTGTAACAGTAAACGGTGTAGCAATGACACCTTTTAAAATATACCGATGCGTAACGGCAGGAACTATTTTAACCGCTGTTTTTGCCGAAATAGCGGTTAAACAAGACGAAACAA